CACCGAAAACCCGGTTCAGTATGTAGGTGAGCACGAATGCGAATACCGTGGATGCCAGGAAAAACACGCGATCCACAGCGAGTCGTGGAATGTTACTCACCATGAGACGAAGCATATTGGGTATGACTATGGTCATCCATGTGATGTTTAAGAGGTAATTGTTCGACATATTTGGAACGATCGACATTCCATATATCACCACCCAGTACGCAATGGCTGTAAGTAGAACACCTATGGGCGTCTTCATTTGATAGATACGTAGATTATTTATCCTGGACATGCTCACCACAGAATTCAGTCCTGACTGGAATTTTATCATATATTCCAAGATCTACACACATGTCCCTGAGTTCTATGTAATTGTTCCAAAATGTATCCGAGTGTTCATATTCACTCACCGTACAATGTGCTAATTCGTGAATCAAAACGTGAAAAATCTCATTAATTTCACCATCGAGGCACACAGCAATCTCACCCCCTTTGTTCGTATTGTACCCGACGGCACCCTTCATGTGCATGATCCCGGTGATAGGAATACACCGTTTCAGCATGTGATACTTTTCGTTGTTCGTTTCGGATAAATGTTCCCTGAGGATACGATACTTCTCCCTGACTTCCACCAACCTTTGTGGTTCTCGGGTGCTATAAAGTAGAAAGATGTTAATGAGTAGCAAGAGTAATATCATCTATTATATACAAATATAAATTTACTATAGAGTTCCGAAATCGCATTTCCCCGGAGACTCTCCCATGTGTATAAACTAAATCCACGTTCTTCTAAATGTGTCACGAGTTGATCTTTATACGCAACTGGTTCAGGCTTTGGTCCATCCGCGTAATAGGGTGTTTCCGCTAAATGTACCCATAATTTCTCACCAAAGTCTCCATTTCCATGCTCTTTCATTTTAAAGAAATTCCCCATGGCATCGACTAAAGGTGTCTTGAATATAATCTTTTCAGAGTCTGGGATGATACCGATAAGGTGGCCACCAGGTTTCATACGTTTTTTTATTTCTCGAATTGAACTGAAAAATAATTCTTTAGACGCAAAAATATAATGAAGTGAAAAGTTGAAACAGAGTATATCAAACTTTCTATTTGGACAATTATGTATGTCACCATCATAAAAATTAACGCGCATGTGCATCTTCTTCGCACGAGAACGCGCTTCCTCGAGGGCGGATGGTTCGGGGTCGCACATGTTTATATTAACGTCACACTTGTTCCATTTTTGAAGATCTCCACCGAACCCACACCCCACATCGAGGATATGGTGTCCTTCTCGAGCCACGGACTGAATGAGTACCCGCTTCGCCTCGTTGTGATTCTTACGAATCTCTTCCATATTCCTTAGACTATTCACTTTTTTAACTCACTTAGGATCGCATTTGACAATTGTCTTTGACCAATTTTAAATCGACCGGCGTAAATATAGTTTTTTCTAAATGTATAGCTATTGAGAAATCCCACAACCTTATCTATATCCACCTCTACTCGCGGGATAAGACACAACAGTTTGCCGCCAAAATAAGAGACGGTACCCTTGAATGCGACCGTTGCACTTCTAGTGAGATTCTTGACATATATACACGGTCGAGTTACATTCTGTTCAATCGTCTTAATGTTTCGTGGGGCACCCCATTCAAACCAATTTGTATCGTTAAAATTTCGAATCTTTCGACTCTTGAGACACTCTTTATTGTGAGTGAGATACGTATCAATCTCCGTGTTTCCACTCGGGAAAGAAGTTGTAAATATAAATTTTTCTATATCCCCTTCATCCACGAGAATGTCAGTGTTCCCGAATGGAACTTTATACACTTCATCTTTCCCAGATACGAGACCAACATACACGTTAAACACATTCGAGACGATATCACCAGACGTAAATGTATCACCGAAAGTCACTATACCATCTACCGTCGTACAAAATTTTGACTCTCCATTTACTTGGACCATCTGTGTATATATACCCTTACGGTACCTGAACACGACAACATCCACAGCCGCAGAGTCGAATAACTTTTCATCGTGTGGAAATAAAAAGTGTGTGAAAGATCCACACTGTACCATATCTGAAATAATTTTGGAAGCACTGGTTAATTTTATAAAGTCTGAAGGAACTATGAATATCAATTCACCATCGTCTTCCAAAAGATCAAAACACTTTCGAATGAAATGAAGATATAAGTTCCCATTCGTTTGTTTAACATACGGTGGATTTCCTACGATAGTTTTGAATTTCTTATCAAATTGGTGTGTCATGAAATCTCCATACACAATCTTTTGATGTACGTTAAATGATATACACGGTTCAATTGTCGAATCAATTTCAAAACATTCCATGGGATAGGTACCATCGTGTTCCTTGAATTTTTTTAAAAGGTGTCCAGCCCCAAAGGAGGGTTCGAGAAGAGGGCTACCCACATGTTCCACACGGTCCATCACGTATTGTTGGAGTCCATCATTAATCGTGAAGAATTGTCCGAGCTCTTTCTGCATTATCTCTCATATCAGTGAAAACTTTAAGTGGTTCCGCCCATTTTTCAAAAAGTTCAACCATCTTCTTAGTGATGAGAGATCGATACTCTTCATTTGTTCTCGTCACATGTGCCGAGGGCCATGTGATCTGAATACCATTGGAGGGGTTACTCTTGATATGTTGTTCGGGAATTTCATCGAAATTTCCAACCCAAACACGCGGTGAATTTTTAGCAACAATAATCAGTCCGTATTTTTTCAGTTCCCTGTCAGGTGGAGTATTCGCCACGGTACTTGCGATACCTACACGATTCGTACATGTGGGGTCATCAAAAATATATTTTATGAAGTGTGTCGAACCAACCAAGTTATTCGCTTGACCCGGTCGATCTTCGACGACTTTGATATTTATCGGTAAATCATGAATCCATAAATCACCGAGCGCTCTATCCTCCCCCCGTCGTAGAACTCCCGGGAAAGTATCGATAAGATAGTCTGAAATAACAGTCTCATCTAATCGACTGTTATCGCGACCGTCAGAATGTACGGTGTTAAGTACCAAAGAGTGACGCGAGAGACTTGTTTCGATGAGTGTGTATATAGCCCTGGTATCTCGCACCAGCCACAGCAGTTCTATATACGTCCATACCGTTTTGGTCATTTAATAGTATTTGTCGTTACTTCTTAAGTGGCTCACTTAGGGCTTCTTAGCTTAAAGTTTTGTATCGTTACATAAATATAATGTCTCTTGAAACTGACTACACCACCGTTCCCGGACAAGTCTTCGCGTGTCTCTCCATCATCGGACCCGAAGCGCCCCAAAAGAATGATAAATTTGGTATTAAGATCCGGGGTGCTTTCGGTACTCGAGATGAGGCTGCCAATCACGCTAAGCGCCTCCAAAAGGAGGATCCCACCTTTGACATCTATGTCGTAGATATGTACAAGTGGCTCCTGATCCCCCCCGATCCCAATAAGATCGAGGATGTACATTACACGAATGAAAAGTTGGAAGAGATCATGGTCGGGTACAAGGAGAACCAGTCTCAGGCTGCCAGAATGTTCCAGGAACGTAAGCAGGGCATGTCGAGTCAATACGTACCAGGGGATGATAACTCCAAGTTTTACACCAAGGGTGACGAGGCACCCATTCCCCATCCCGCGGAAGTACTCGAGCGTCTCAAGAAGGAAAAGCCTGACGGAAACATGGAGGATCTGGTCAAAGAAGCGGATGCGATCGTTGCAGCTGAAATCGAGGCGCGCCAGAAACAACGTGAAGCTGACGCCAAACTCGCTGAAGTGAAGGAGGAAGAAGAGGAGTCTGCGTAAATAATATTTCTATACAATAAACATAATGCTCAGAATTATTATTACAATAATTTTGGTGAGTGCTTTCTTTATTTTGTTTTTTAATCCGTCGTTTGAATTACAAAACAAAATAGATCCTACTGTCGAAGTCAATACTACTGCTGGTTTTATTGAAGATACAGATGATGCGTTTATCATTCCAATGTATTCGTCACCTCTCATTAAAATGGATGCTACTGGTAAAATTAAACCCATATATGGAGATATTGGGACATTTGTCGCCTACTCAAGTATATCTGAGAATCACTGGCTGCATGGTTTTCCCCATAAAAAAGCCTAAAAGAAAGACTGCGAATGCGATGATCCAAGTAGATTTTTCAACCTTATCGAAAAGGTCGAATTTTTCAGTCTGAGGTGGTGGGTGTTGGGGCTGCATGGGGTAGTCCATGTAATAAGGCTGCTCCTCTTGTGTGTGGGCTTCATCATTTTCCGTAATTAAAGGGTCCATGGTGGGATTATATTCAATGGGGTTACCAATGTCAGTTTCCATTTTCTAAGTGTACGTCTGTTTTTTTTAAGCATCTTCTGACTCACTTTCATCTTCTACGATGAAATCCTTGAGATTACCATTTTCATCTGCGTCATCCTCTTCATCTTCGGATGAATATTCTTCTTCATCTTCTGTATCTAATTCAGAATCAAAATCGGTATCATGATCTTCCGGGGAATAGTCATCCGTGAGTTCATTTTCTGTGGGCTTGAAGAGCTCGGGTTTCTTTATCTTACGTCCCGAACGAGTGATCATTTTAAGTTGTATAACACATTACTGTTTAAGTATCTTTATAATGTCATGCGTTAAACAGTGCGTTCTGGAAGTATTCTTCTTACACTGAGGACATCTCTGCTTGATTTCCTTACCTTTGATCAGGTAGGACATCACAGTATCTTCATGTGTGCCCTTGATCGTCTCACAATAATTAGAATTTGTGAGGGCCACGACCTGGGTTTTATCTTTCGTGATGGTTAAAACCTGTAAATCTTCTGGTCCATGCATATGCTTCCGAATGAATGCCTCGAGGGGTTTCTTGACCTCACTCGACTTTACCTGGGGTTTCTCTACTCGTTTCTTAATTTCTGGACACTTTCTGATATCTTCCTTCTTCGGGTACAAACTCGCGATGATACTCGGGGGGAGTTGATGTCGTCTCCCACAAAAGTCTTTACAGAACCCATCTCGCCTTCCCCTGAGGGTTGGGCATAGACAAAAGCATTTCTGGAGAATGGTTTGCCCACTGATGATGAACCATACATGATTCGAGCCGTGCTCTCTTTTAAGATTTTCACAATACTTGGATGTCGTCGGCACGAGAAAGGTATCCTTCTTTTTGAATAACTTGGGGATATAGGCGTTTCCCTGACCCTCCATGTTCGTGCGAATGAATTCTTCGAGCTTACACTTTAAGGCGTCATCTCGAACCTCATCTTTCATCTGCGCAGTCGTGAACGACCCCTCTTTTATACTCACAGAGGGAGGTACCACGTGGGTCGTTTGTGGTTCGTTCGTACGTACGACTGCCATGTTTAAAATATCGAGTGTGGGGTTTTGTCCAACTTTCATGAGTGTGCTCAAGGGTCCATGATGATATACGAACACGGGAAGATATGCCAATTGATCCACCTTTCCATTTTCACAGTGCGCACACCCCTGGCCGTCGCATGCGTCATGTTTCGCTTTCTTATACGACCAAGGCATGCGAAACCCACTTCCCTTTGTTTTTCGGGCGGCGTTCCCATAGACGGCGGCATCTATGATTTCATTCCAATCCACACCTCTTCCTTTAGCTTTGGAGAGGGCAACGAGAATATGGTCTCTGAGGGCGACCGCGGATGTTTGATCTACGACAAACCCCGGCCAGTTAAGATGGACGCCCGTCTTGATGAGGTCCCGACACTTTTTGGGTGGGGATACAGAGACGAGACACTCACGACCACCGTGGCGTTTTACTTTGTCACATATGATTTTACAAATATCTTTGATTTCATCGAGGTCCAACGCTTCGTCATCCTTATAGTCGATATCCACGAAGAAGTTATACTTTTCACTCTTCTGTTCGACGACGTAGAGTTTCTCACCACATTTGACAGCTTCCACGTATCGTTCGTGGAACACGTTCAATTTATCAAATGGCACGGAGAGGACACCACCGTCCATGAGCACATGTGATAGATTGGTTGCGTTCGTAAAATTTTGAGTCGCACACCAACTCTTAAACATACTTTCTTAGGGTCTTTATTCTCTAAACCATCTCATACATGAGACATCGTGAAATTCTTTCGCCTGAGAAAGTTCTTTTTTTATGGTTAAAAGTTCATATACTGTTTTGATTTCGTTTTCTTTGACCCATTCAGTGACTTCTTCTTGACATAACCCTCGATTCTTCTGAAGAAGTTCTCCAATCTGCATCATGATGTACGCCTTGGACTTCATTATTTTATAGAGAAGGTTTTTCTATTCAAAGAACTTATACACGCGTAAAATTGGGGATTCTTAATGACATTATTAATGATAAGATTCCATCTCTTACGTGAATTAAACTCTTCGAGAGTGTCATAACTCATATAATCATTTTCGTCGTATGTTTTTCTAAAAGGTTGTTTCATAATTTTTTTAAGATTCGTTTTGTGTTTCTCCTCGTAAAACTTTTTGATTTGCTGTTGCTGCTCAACCCTCGTGTAATTCACAAAGAATATAAAGACATTATACTCGAGATCAACCGAAGGACTCTCTTTGACTATAAACTTAAATTCTGTATATTCACCACTCTTAAGAGAAACGACACCCCGAGTTTCTTCTTCCAGTTCCCTGAGGGCACATCGAAGGGGATTCGAAATCTCTCTTCGCCTACATCCACCCGTCACAAAAATCCAATCCTTAAATCTCCAATCCCTCACCGTGAGAAACCGTGGTTTCCCATCGACGAAGGTTACTGGTACTGCGATCGCCTTGTACTTTTTCATTGCGCATTCGCAAGTTATAATAAGAATACAAGTTTATTCCTTGGATTTGACATCTTCCACTTTTTCGGGTTCTACCACAGGTTCTGCCACGGGTTCGGGTGGGGTGGGGGCACTGAGATGTCGAACGACTTGCGCTGAAAAGGTTTTGAAACTGTTCATCTCCTCCTTCGTTTTGTTGAGTTCTCTGAACAGAAAGAGAATTCCGAGGGCACACACGATAGTGCCAATCATCATAACGGTCTCACGATTAACGGGAATCATTATACTGTAATGTCTCACTTTCTTTTTAAGCAATAACACCCATTTGAGCTTTCCCTGGAGTGGGACACTCATACGGGGACTGTGCGAACTGGACGGCTTCGTAATGCGCATTTTCACACGATTTGTTTGTCGGGGTTGGTGGTGTAGGCTGACCAACAAACTTTTCGAGTGTCCTGGATTTAGGATCGTACGTCAATACAAAAACGATGGCGAGAAGGAAAATAAGTTTCCACATGGTTTATTAATTAGTTAGAATATAAAAGACCACCCATACCGTTTTCGATACGGAGAACGTTGTAGTTCACGGCGTAGATATCATCCGCCGAGTTGAGCTTGTCGTTAATGATACGAGCCGAGTCAAGGCGGGAGAAGTTCAAGGTACCGGTAGGCTGAAGCTTACCAGTCTCGAGGCAGAAAGGGTACGTGAAGAGGTTAGCACCCGGGGTGGAGCTCCCGTGGGAGGTGTGGTAATACAGAGGAACCGCGGTGAAGTTGGGGCTCGCGAACTTGTAGTCGGCCACATCGGTACCGTTGATCTGGAGCTTGAGCTTGTTCGTGGCACCGAGCATGGTAACACCCGAAGCGTTCGCGGCTGCCAGGTACTTGATGGGGTGGTTGAAGTTGAGTTCTTGAATCTTGGAACCCGAGGAAACCGCCTTCTGAACTTGTGTGATGAGCATGTTCTGGGGAGACCCCGCGAACAGTTCCCGCTCCTGAGTATCGAGGTACGCGTAGTTGGCATAGACTTCCCACTTGTACGCCGTGGCGTTGGAACCCCACGTGATACGAAGCTCAACATCGTGGTACTGGAGGGAGATGAGGGGGAGCGCGGTCTGCCAGTTCTCGCAAAAGGCGAACCGGAGAGGGTAGAATTGCTCGGAAGCCGAACCAGTGTAGAGACCACTAGACACCGACTTGGCGGAAGAGGTCGCCGAAAGGGTAGGGGCGATGAGGGTGGAGTAGATGGAGTCCTGGTCATCAATCACCTGACCCCCGACGAGGAGTTCCACTTTGGAGATGGCAGTGGTCCAATCAGGGACGATGTTGGACTGGGTACCATCAGACTTGATGGGCATGAGATAGACATAGTTGAGCATGTCACCCTTGCGCTCGAATCGGATGGTGGACATACCATCGTTCGAGACGTTGCCCTGAATGACCTGACGCTCGACAGTTTGGGAAAAGTTCGTGTGACGCTTGTACGTCGACCTGAAAAAGCTCACTTCGGGCTGACCGACGAGGTGGGCATCCTGGGCTCCGACGGCTACGAGTTGGGCAATACCACCAGACATTTTATAATATAGTGAGACTTTATTTTTAAGTGGAGAAT